ACTCTGTTAAAGAATATTTATGGTGTTGCATTAATGCAAAGTTCACCTGAAAATAATTCTCTAGGTTGTCATGTGAGAGGGCTATCCGAAAAAACTTTGTAGCCCACTTAACATGATTTTACTTTTCACTTTGGTTTTTGGATTTTCTACCTCAACCTCATGTTGTAACCGTGGCATAGTATTAAAGAAGTTTTGAATTTTAACAAATACATCTGTAGATAGTGATTCTAAAAATGTTTGCATTTCTTCTTTTGTATAATCACTTGCTTTGTGTACTGTTTCACCTTCATAAATTTCGTAAACAACATTTCCAATCACATCAAATAATGCCTGTGTCTTCAATGTCTTTGCGTCTTGTTCGGGGTCAAAAGTATCAATAGTAGGATATGCTAATCTCATTTTGATTTTATCATTTACTACTACCTCATTTGTGTGCTTGTCATCAACTTGCACCTCAACTTTTGATAAATCTAACTCCACATTTGCGTAAGTTTCTTTATCATCAGGACAAAGTAACTTTAACTTAGCGACCTCACCTACTGATTTAGCTCTAACATTTAAAAAGATATACTCTAAATCAAATGTCGGTAATACATTTACATTAATACTTCCAAATGTACATGCGTGAACAATCTCTTTTAGTGCCTTGGTAATCTCGCCAGCGTTCTCGGATTCCATGGCTAGTAACAAAATCTTTTCTTCTTTTACAAGAAAAGGTCTGTACTTGACTTGTACATCACTTGATGGTAATGTCAACTCATATGTCGCTGTTTCTAATATAGGCAAAGCCATAATATTATCTCCTTGTTAATTATAAAAATGGTGGAAACACTCTTCCACCAGTAACTCTACCAATTGGTAGATTTCTTTTAGCTGTTTGTAGTACATCTCTACCTGCTCGTCTGATTTCAGGCGGCAGTCTATTTAGTATACCACCAAATAAACCAAAATCTTTTCCTGCTTTTATTTCAGGTACATCACCAAATGATGACCCGATACTTGCACCGTTAATCTGGTCAATAGTTAAATTCTTCCAAGTTCTAAAGTTTAGTGTAATTGGAATATTGACCTGTGTATTTGTAGCACCGTAACTATAGTCATATGAACCGATAGTTTGTGGATATACTTCGTACAATCTAACTGCATATGTAACTCTATCTCTATCACTCTCGGCACTAAATGAACCTAATTGAAATATGTCTATTGTACCAACATAGTTATCATAATAGTCCATGTGGTGTGTGTTAATGTCCATAATTTTCTTTTGCCAGTTTTCAAAGAATGCTCTCTGTCTTAAAAACTTATCACCATAGAAACTTGCTTCGATTGAACCACTAAATTTGTATGCATAAGGCATAAGTCTACCAGGACCATATTGTCTATTCTCTGCTGTAGCAATATCTCTACTTGGCATGGTAATGTTTTGACACATCATGCCAACATTTCTTTTTAGTTCATTACTTTCTAATTCATTCATGTCACCTTCAGCAGCTGACACATCTCTACTGTATTGATTACCAGGTCCACCGTATTCTTTATTTACTTTTATTGTTGCTGGTGGTTGTATCACAACCAAATATCTTGACGGTCTTGCAAGGCCTTCACCTTGATTTATCTGTGCAATAAATCTATTAATAGTAGTTTCAGGATTACCACCTGGCTTTCTTTGCAATCTAGGGTCCTTATTGATATTGTCAAGTGACCTATCTCTAGGTAAACCTATTCTAATATCTTGACCAAATATTCTTGTACCGCCTCGTAAGATTGCCATTATACTTTATGCCTTTTTCTGTTTGATAAGTGAGCTGCCTCTACATCATCTTTACTTTGACCATAATATTCGACAGCGTGCCCTTTTTGACACATTAAACTATTTACCGATTTACCGTCAATGAATACATCACCAAGTATTCTGCCAAACTTACCTGTTTCGTCACCTTTGTAAGTTTTGATAGTTACCTTTTTACTCTTTTTAATTTGTTCTTGTAAAAACTTTTTAGATAGTAGACCATATTTCTTTTCTACTTTATCTCTTGTTCTACTTTCTGGTGTATCAATACCAAATAGTCTAACTCTACTCTTATACTTGATATCAAAACCTAAATCAAGCATTACATCTATTGTGTCGCCATCTACAATCTTTGTTACTTTGTCAACACGATAACTAAAATCTGTTGGGTCACCTAATTTCTGTTTTGCCATTATAGTACCTTGCCCTTATTAACACCTGATTTGATAACATATTTCTGTGTACCATTGGCGCCAACTTCTACCTCTTTTCGTAGATGTTTTGTTAAATTTAATTCTTGTTTTTTTCTGTACACTTCTTTTGCGTGTTCAGTTAATTGTTTTGTTCTATCTCTGTCCATATTAAAAGTTCTTTCTAGCGGCTGCAAATACACCACCAATTGTTCTACCTGTAAACTGAGCAACTGGTAAATAGGCTGCTAACGCCATCTCATCTGTGTCAATTCTCAAAAATTTAGACCTGACTTGTGAGTACAAATATCTTTTTATAGCCACTTTGGTATATTTATTACTTTTTATAGAGTTATATGAAGCTAATATTTTAGTTGATTTATCAAACTTACCATTGGTAGCATATGATTGCAATTGTTGTAAAAATGCAAATCTAGCACCGTAAGGTAGGTAATGAAAATTGAGACCTATAAATCCACCTTTCATAGGTTCTAATGGTAATACTAATGGAAAAGTATCGTAATATGGTAGTCTTGCCTTGGTTTTAGGGTCATAAAAGAACATGCTCATACGACCAGCACTAGGTCTACCTAGTTGTTTACCAGAGGCAAGTAACTCACTAGCACTACTTCTATCAGCAATCAATGATACAGCGTTTCTGTACCATGAAGCTGACTTCATTTTATTGCCTTGTAAGTCTTTTAGTGGTTCAAATATATCAATTGCCATACCACTATTTATAAGAAAACCCCTAGCGATTTCTCGCTAGAGGTCAATGCTTTAAGTAATGAGAGAGAAAGGACTAATCTTCGTCTGCTAATTTACTAAAGTAATCGAGAGTATCGTCCTCGTCACTAGCAGGCGTTGATGAGCTTACTTTCGGCATTTCTACAGCCGTTGTAGTCTGTGGTGGGAGGTCTACAGAATCTACTGTCGCTGTACTTTGTGTACCCGTAATAACCCTATTCAGTTTCTCTTTGAGTTCGTCATAGGTTTTAAAATTACTAGGGTCAACAAATGGTTTTAGAGGGTGTTGTTTTTCCCAAATCGCTTTGATTTCGTCATCTGACGCTTTCAATGGCGTAACACCTTCAAATTCGGATTTGTCATAGTTCCAATAACCATCAACTTTTCTAATTTTCAGTTTAAAGTTTGCACCTTTCCAAAAATCAAATGGGTTGATTGCTTGTTCATCTTCAAACGCTGGTTGCATGGCTTCAGTAATCTTATCAAAGATTTTCTTACCAAACTTATACAGTTTTACCTGTCCTTCGTTCTCTGGATGTTTAGGGTCTGATACAACATAGATGTTTGCATAGTAAGATAATTTTCTTTTTCTCTTTCTAGCAATCTCTTTGTCACTATCAACACCAGTATTCCACAATCTAGTATTCTCTTCACTAACAGGATCCTTTTGATTAAGAGTTGTTAATGAGTTCTCAATAAACCAGCCACCTTTGTCTTGAAACGCATGTGTCCAAACTCTCTGCCATGGCATTTCTTCACCATTAGAAGCAGGCAAGAAACGAATAACAGCATAGCCATTACCAGTTTTATCTAGTTCAGGTTTCCACAACCTGTCGTCTTGATACTTGTTGTTTGATTGTTGGTTCTCTGGTTGCATTTTAGTTTCCAGAGCTTTTGTGATTGCGTCAAAATTACTTGACGACTTTTTTAGACTTTCGAAATCCATATTTTTTCTCCTTGTATTATATGTGTTCGTTGTTTTCGTGTGACCTGTATAATTCGGCCTCATTATTATTTATAAGAGTTTTATGAGTCATTCATCCAACCTTTTAAATAATTCTTTACAATCTCTGGTTTTGATACCACATAAGGGTCATCATCATCAGAGAAATTGTTAAATCCTGGTTCTTCAAACATCTTTTCAATTCTACCGTCATTTACAACAGCTGCATATCTCCAAGACCTCATGCCAAAACCTTGTTTAGGTTTAGCAACCAACATTCCCATGTTACTAGTAAATGTACCACAACCATCTGGTATCATCTTTACATGTTTTATTCCTAAATCTCTTGCCCAAGCATTCATTACAAATGCGTCATTTACTGATACACAATAAACATCATCTACATGTTCTTTAAACTCACTAAACATTCTATCATAACTTGGTAATTCTTCACTTGAACATGTTGGCGTAAATGCACCTGGCAAACTGAACATTACAATTCTCTTGCCTTTGAAAAGGTCATCTGTAGTTACATCTTTCCATGTACCACCGACAAATGTACAGCCACCTTTTTCGTCTGAATCGCCTTCTCTAAATTTAAATGTGTGTTTCTTAATTGTATTCATTATATCCTCTAGTTAAAACAATATGCGTCTGTCGTGGGATTCATGGATTTACCCACAAGTTTCCGGGAAGAGTCCATTCTTGAATGAAGATGGTCCCTACTCGCAACTAAACAAGGTGTCTTCAGCCATTCGGCCATAACCCTCCTTGCCCATGCCTTTTGCCCTCTTAAGCAATTTTCAGCCAGACAGATAACAAGATTTGCAAATAATGTTACTTTACGCATATTGTTTACTAATATACACTATTCACGCTAGATTGTCAAGCGTGGAATAGTCAGCGTATATTATATTTTTTCGTTCTTTCCACTCGTCAATAGGACCATTGACTTTATCACGGCCGTCATTGAATCTGTTGATTTTGATAAATTTTATGTCAGGATACCAGTCTGCCAAGGTATACCATTGTCTAATCCAATTGATGGCAGGCGTAGGACCGTTCTCCTTTGCTACATAATGTTTGGTACTCTTATAGAGATTATTAACATTTGCATTATGGCTGTATAAATCGTGACCTATCATATAAACTTCGTTTGGTTGTTCTCTTAAAATACTGATATAACCTGCACTTGCACCACAAGCCCAACCATGGTCTTTGTCCATAATATCTGTCAATGAAACAGACTTATCATTCTTTGTAATCCATGATACTTTGATTGTAGATTGATTTATGTTCTTTTTAGATTTTTCACCATTTCTTTTTATCATGTCAACAATACCACTCAATGTTGAACCATGCATTACATATTCTGTTGCGTCACCTCTTTCATTGGTAACCAATATCTCATCTAAATGTTTCTTTGCCTCTATCTTGTCCATGCCACCTAAAATCATTTGTTCATATGTCATGGCAGGCACTTTAGTCCAATCTCTAAAATAAGATGGTATAATATCTGCCACACCAGCATGATAAATCTCATGCATAATACCATGGTCTACAGCAGTAATTACATCTGGCATAAAATCTCTGTAAATTGCATTGCAACCATAAATGGTACCGTGTTGTCGTAGATTTGCTAAATCAAAACCTTTACGACTTTCGCCATTACCAATTATAAAAACTCTTTTCAAAACCACCCCATTGCAACAGTCCAACCAAACATGTTTACAAGTGTAAAGTAACCTACTAACATTGTAGGCCATGCTAGTTTTCTTCGATAGTGTGCATATACGGCTGTCAAACTACCAATGAAATAACCTGGATAGATGTATCTCATATCTGGATTGTCAGCCGTAAATGCCATTGTCATACTTGCGCCGACAATAAAAATAAAACTTACTAGTTCGTAGTAGAATGCCACTCTATCTGATTCATAAGATGACATCCAAAATTCTTTAATCTTTTCCATTCTTTTACCCATAATAATGATTTAAGAGACCAGTTGCATATACGAAAATAGCAACTGCATTTAGGAAGATTAATGCACGGTCATGCCATAGCATACCTACAACTAACCAACCTGATACACCAATCCCATGAATTATAATGTTCAAGGGAAATATGTTTGCACTTGATAATGCCATACCAATAATAATGAATATACTAGATACCCATTTGATATACCAAGACAAGTCACCTTTTGGTGTAATCTTTTTGAATACTCTGGTAGAGTTCAATTCTTTTATCTTATCGTCTAATTTCTTTCTCACTTCTTCTTTAGTCATTTACAAATACATCTTTCATTATTAATTTAACTTTTGTTTCATTATATTTTACAAATGGTTTTAACTTGGTAAGCGTATGTGCGATTTTAGGCCATACAACTTTTTCGTTAATCTCTTTATTCCATACCTTACTAAACGATAATACTGAATCAAGTATGACGGTGGTCTGGATGTGAATTCGTTTTTGGATATGTAATCGTAAAATTCTAGGATGCTGGCCGCTATGTACGAGAAAACCATCATTAAACAAAATATCACGGTTAGCAAGGTCATTACGAATAGATACGCAATCATTCCTGAAATGATAGTCAAAGTTGTCTTTAAACTTTCTAAACTTGGTATAATTCTCAGCACCTTCATTGTTTAAAATATTACCCACCCACTTATTGCCATCAACAGCAAAATTAGCAACAAAGAAATCCAAGATATCTCGTTCATCATATCTTTTAGATAGTTTATGAAAAAAATACCTATCTGACCTTTTCGTAAAGCTTTCCAACTTTGCTGTAACCCTACCACCATATTTGAAATAATCATAGTCAGAGGTGAAATGATTTTTGACTGCCAAATATGTTTTAAATACATCAAATCCACCATACATCATACAATCTTATATTCAAAGTTTTGTGTTTCATCATTAATATGTACCTGTTTAGCACCATTTCTAATATGAAAATGGGTTGCCATAGGTGTTAAAGGTGATAGTGTAACTAATCTTTTAAATTTGTTTTCTTGTACCCATTCACCTAGTTTTTTTATAATCTCTTTACCTGCACCTCTTTTTCTTGACCATACAGTATATGCAACAACAATTTCGCCTCGTTGACCGTCTTGATTGGCAGCCTGTGACATGTAATCCATTTCTCTAACAGTAAATGGTACTTCAGGACAATATGCAACACAAACAATCGCCTCAATTTCATTCTCATATTTTAGACCAAATATTTTTCGGCCATGCATGATACGAAAACCAAGAGTAAGTTCAGGTCTTACAGGATCCTCTGATACATCAATATCATCTAGTTCTACTAGTTCAGTTCCTTTTACCCATTTAAAAAAGTCATCTATCTTATCTTTATACTTCTTCATATGTTCCAGTTTTCTTTAAATGTCTTAACATCTAAAAGGTATTTACAACTAATAGGAAAATGGTCTTGCATATGTTTTTCCATTTGTTGTGTTATCATTCTTGTTTCTTCTTGTGCGTCTGGTTTATTTCTTAAATTACAGACACGAGCAAAAGCATATAATGTTCCTGACCAAATCCATTCTGTCATCATGTTTTGTGGCAATACCATTCTTGCCATTTCAGGTGCTACACCCTCTCTTAATAAATTTTGATATGTTTCTTTTACATATTTAATTGTAGGTGTAATATCATATTCTATTTCTTTATCACTAGACCCTTGTTTTTTGTTTTCTGGTTTACCACGCCATATGAATGGCATAAAAAATTCTGGTTCATCATCAACATATCTACGACTCACTTCATTCCATACAAGACCAACTTGATGTTTTACTAATTGTCTTGCTACAAATACTGGTGCTTTAATTCTAAACTGCATACTTGCATGAGCAAATGGTGACCAATGTTCATGCTCTGCCAAATACTTAATTAACTTTTCATCTCTATCACTCATCTCTGAAATTTCTTTACCGAAAGAAACTCGAGCTGCATTTACTATGGAAGCGTCACTTCCCATTTTGTCAATTAGTTGTATGTTCATATTGGTAATTTCCCTGCCTCCGGTAATTTTAATAGGTTTGCGTTAGTACATTCTACTTGGATTTTTTCTTTTAGTGCTTTAGAAATCAATCGGCCGACCGTTTCTACTTCGATTTTATTTTCTTCACAATACCATAATATGGCATCCATGTAAGTGATAGGTCTTTTTTCTCTGACCACACCTTCTATAATTAAACTAAATTCTTTGCTATTCATATGTATAATATATCACTTATTGTTAATAATGTAAAGCGTGGATTGTTTCTGTTACGAGGTACAAC